GTTGGCAATACTACATTGGCCATGATAGCTACTGCTTATGGGTTACAACGAGAGAATTTCTCAATTATGGGATTGGGTGATGATGGCGTGCTGGCCATCAATGAATTGATCGATGTAACCCAATACGAAAATAAAGTTAGCGAATTAGGCATGAAAACAGAAATAGAACTAGTTGAGCCGGATCAACTTGAGTTCTGTAGTCAGATTTTTGTTCCCACTGATGGGACATTGGTTTTAGGCCCTAAAACTGGAAGAGTTATGGCCAAATTGTTTTGGGACAAGAAAAACTTGCCCTTTGATGAGTATTGTGAATGGGTTGGACAAGTGGCACTAGGATTACTTGAATCCGTGAGTACCAACCCAATCTTATACCCTTACTTCAAACAGCTTATTTTGGAGTTGCAACCAACAAAGCGAATTGTAGAACAGCACAAGCTTTATGCAACGGAAATGCATAATATCACACAAGACACAATTGAATTTTGGTGTCGACGATATAACTGTGACGAATCGGACCTAAAAGAGGCGACTGATATATTGATGTCGGCCACTGGACCATTAGATTTGTCTATGTATCCTATCTGGAACGCTATCTTAATTGTCGATGTAGGTATTCCAATCACCATACAAAATTTTGACATCTACCCTTTAAAAAATAAAAATAAGACACTGGCATTGTTCTCCTTTGATTGGATTTATGCGTGTGTCTTAGCACCATTGATAGAAGAATCTGGCAAACGCATCATTGGACATGCGCTGGCTGATTTGTTGGGGATTCCAATTGATCATGGGGCAGTTATTATTGGGGCAGTTGTTGGAATGTATGAGGACTTGCGCGACGGCACTTTTCCATTTAAAACCGTCGGTCATTCCTACTTGTGCGCCTTGCCTTATTACCAAGCTCTAGCCACGCATGGATTGTGGAATTGGTGGTTCATGTTAGTGGGGGAGTTTTGCAAACGTCCCGATACAAAATTGACATTGTTACAATTTTCATATTCGAAGACGAATATGCCCAAAAAGAATAATAAGAAAGGAGTTCTTGTGGTACGACAACCAGTTGCAGTTGTTAATACCACTATAAAGAAAAAGAAAA